CCTGAGGGTGGTTCTTTGAGTGTTGAGTCTCGGGTTGAGAGTGTTGAGGATGTTGTGTATCCTGTTTTGCGTGTTGGTTTTAGGGGTGATGAGGGTGATTGATAATGTTATTGATGGTGTTATTGGTGATTTGCGTCGTCGTTCTAAGAATGGTTTGTATTTGACTGATCCTGTTGCTTGGGCTAGTGATGTGTTGGGTAAGCATATGTGGTCGAAGCAGGCTGATATTGGGTGTAGTTTGGTTGAGAATACGCATACTGCTGTGGTGTCTTGTAATGGTGCTGGTAAGAGTGCTGTGGCTGGTATTTTGGGTGCTTGGTGGATTGCTGTGCATGATCCTTATGAGGTTGCTTTGATTTGTAGTGCGCCTACTTATCCGCAGATTGCGCGTGTTTTGTTTAGGGAGTTGAAGGATAATCATAAGTTGGCGGCTGTTAATGGTTTTAGTTTGCCTGGGCATATTAATCAGTCTGAGGAGTGGAAGTTGCAGGATGAGTATGGTACTTTGATTGGGTTTGGTCGTCGTCCTGCTGATACTGATATTGTTTCTGCGTTTCAGGGTATTCACCGTCGTTTTGTTTTTGTTGTTTTGGATGAGGCTGGTGGTATTCCTCAGGATTTGTATACTGCTGCTGAGGCTGTTACTACGACTGCGGATTCTCGGGTTTTGGCTATTGGTAATCCGGATCGTAGGGGTACTGAGTTTCATAGGATTATGCGTGAGGATGAGACTTGGCATAAAATAAAAATTTCTGCGTTTGATACACCGAATTTTACGGGTGAGGTTATTCCTGAGTCTTTGAGGCCTTTGTTGATTCAGCCTGCTTGGGTGGAGCGTCAGAGGTTGGCGTGGGGTGAGGATTCGGCTAGGTATCGTTCTAAGATTTTGGCTGAGTTTCCTGAAGAGGATGATACTACGTTTTTTAGTCAGCAGGCTATTGATAGGGCGATTGATTGTGATATTGTTGAGGATATGAATGTTCCTGTTGTGTTGGGTGTTGACTTGGCTCGTTTTGGTGATGATGATTCTGTAGTGTATTCGAATAGGGGTGGCCGTTTACGTCATTTGTCTACGTGGTCTAAGGCTAATGCTGTGGAGTCTGCGAATAGGGTTCATGAGTTGGCTGTGAGTTTGGGTGTGTCTGAGGTTCGTGTGGATGCTACTGGTTTGGGTGCTCCGGTTGTTGATATGTTGGCTAATATGTGTGATGGTAAGTATGTTGTTGTGAGTGTTGTTGGTTCTGCTGCTTCTCCTGATAATATGCGTTGGTTGAATGCGCGTGCTGCTGGTTACGATAATTTGCGTGAGGGGATGGTTATGGGTAGGGTTGATTTGGATTTGGATGATAAGTTGTTGTTGGATGAGATGATGGCTATTAAATATAAGTTTTCTTCTAAGGGTTCTATTCAGATTGAGTCTAAGGATGATATGAGGTCTAGGGGTATGAAGTCTCCTGACCGTTTGGATGCTTGTATGTATGCTGCTTTGGATTTGTCTCGTTTGATGTCGTCTCCTTTTGGTTCTGCTAGGCCTGGTGATAGGGTTTTGGTTGAGGCTAATGCTATGGATTCTTTGTTTCCTTTCTATTCTGATTGGAAATGGTAGAATGTTTTTAATGTTTTTTATTTAGTTTGGAGTTTATTTTGAGTTTTTCTGACGATTTTTCTAATAATTCGGATGGTTTTGCGGAGTCTTATCAGCGTATGGCTGACACTATTTTGTCTATTGAGGATAGGGGTTGGGCTCCTTTGAGTGAGTATTTGGGTTCTTTGAATGCTTTTAGTTTGGAGTCTTTGCATTCTTTGGCTTCTGAGTTGTGTGAGAAGGTGGATGGTAATCCTTTGTTGAAGCGTGGTTTGGGTTTGCGTACTAGCTATGTTTTTGGTAAGGGTGTTGAGTTTGATGGTTTGTCGGCTAGGGTTCGTGAGTTGATTGAGTCTGATAATGCACAGAGTGCTTTGTTTGGTTCTCAGGCTATGGCTATTAATGAGCATTCTCATTTTACTGCTGGACAGTTTTTTATTTTGGGTGATGTGTCTTCTAAGCGTTTGCAACGTATTCCTTTTGGTGAGATTACTGGTTGGGTGACTGATCCTGATGATAGTGAGTTTGTGCGTTATTATCGTAGGTCTTGGACTCGTCATAGTGAGGAGAGTGGTGGTGTTCCTGTTCAGGTTTCTGTTTGGTATCCTTCGGATCTTTATGTTCCGAATGGTAGTTTTGTTAGGAGAATTAAGGGGGAGCCTGTTGATTCTTCTAAGGTTATGTTTGCTTCTATGGTTAACCGTAGGACTGGTACTGTTTGGGGTGTTGCTGATGCTTTTTCTGCTTACCCTTGGGCTTATGCTTATAACGAGTATTTGAAGGATGGTTCTCGTATTTTGAAGTCTTTGGCTATGTTTGCTTGGCAGTTGAAGACTCGTTCTAAGAATGCTGGTGCTACTGCTGCGGCTACGATTGCTACTCCTCAGTCTGCTGGTTCTACAGCTATTTTGGGTGCTGACATGGAGTTGTCTTCTTTGCCTAGGGCTAGTAGTGTTGATTTGAGTGATGGTCGTGCTTTGGCTGCTATGGTTGCTTCTGCTTTGGAGGTTTCTGTTGTGACTTTGATGTCTGATCCTGGTTCTTCTGGTGCTTATGGTACTGCACAGACTTTGGATGTTCCTACTATTAAGGCGATGCAAGCTAGACAGAAACTTTGGGAAGCGTTTTTTAAGCGTGTATTAAAGTTTATGGGTGCACGTAATGTGGGAATTAAGTGGCCGAAGATGGAGTCTGAGGCTACTTACCGTCAGATTCAAGCTATTTCTTTGGCTTATGAGGCTGGTGCTTTGTGGGAGGATGAGTTCCGTAATGCTGTTTTAGATGAGTTGGATGTTGTTCCTTTGCATCGTGGTATTTCTCCGATGGCTAAGGATAAGGTTGATGGTTTTTCTTCTGATTCTTCTTCTGGTTCTGTTGTTCCTTCTAAAGGTAATAGTGGTGTTGTAGGTCAGTTGTCTAATAGTGATAATTCTTTACGTGATATGGATGCTCAGTCTACTGCATAATTTAAAATTAATGTGGTATCATTACATATAGTGAATGTTTACTATAGTATGGAGTTTTTATGGCGATTAACTTAAGTGAATCACTTGGTTTTAATGCCAGTGAGGGTAAAAATAAGTGGCGTGTAAAAATAATTCAATCTGGATGGGGTTCTTCAGGTTATTATTCTGAGTCTCTTTTATCTAGCTTTGGCCCAAAGGTTTTTAAGTCTGGTACTAAGGTTTTTATGAATCATCCTGATCTTAATTCTAGACCTGAGCGTGATGTGCAGAAACTTGCTGGTAAGTTGATTACTGACGCAGTTTTTTCTGAGGGTGCACTTTATGCTGATATTGAGTTTTACTCTAGTTATGCTCCGGTTATCCGTGAGATGGCTGGAGACATTGGTTTGTCTATCCATGCTTTTGGTGATGCCGAGTATGGTGAGGCAGAGGGTCGTCAGGGCCCAATTATCGAATCGCTTATTGAAGATCCTTTGACTAGCGTCGATGTTGTAACCGTAGCTGGAGCGGGCGGTAAATTTTTAAACCTGCTTGAAAGCTATTCCAGAAAAACACTAACTGAAGTTAGTGAATCATTATCGGAAGGAAATGGTATGTCCATTACGAAAGAAGAATTTGATGCAGCTATTGCTGACCTCAAAAACGCCTTCGTTGAGGCACTGTCACCAGTTGTAGAGTCTGTCTCTGTGCTGGTTGAGTCTGCTAAGCCTGCTGAGGTTGAGGGAGATGTAGCTGATGAGGCTCCAGCCCTTGACCCTGTAGAAATTGCAGAGAAATTCAACGAATCAGGTCTACCTAAGATTGCTCTTCAGCGTGTTGCTGAGAGTCTTAAGTCAGACGTAAATGTCAAGTCTCTTGACGAGCTTATCGCAGATGAGAAGGCTTATGCTGACTCTCTTCGTGAAGCTATCTCCCCTGCGACAGATGAGATTGGTGTTATCCACGAATCTGTAGCTAAGTCAAATAATCTACTTGATGAGTTCAGCGCTATTGCTTCTCGTCTAAGTAGCAAGTAGAAGAAGGTAAATCATGGCTCTTAATGAGATTTATGCTGTAGCCGATTCCCTCGTCTATCCTGTTGCAAGCACCGTTGAGGCGGGTAACTTGGTTCAGGTTGGTCAGGTTGTTGGTATCGCTGAGCACGACGCAAAGCAGGGCGAGGATGGCAACTATTACGCTACCCTTAAGCTGTCTGGCGTTTTCGAGCTCACCACTTCAGTTGCAGTTACTGTAGGTGCTAACTTGTATGTTACATCTGCTGGTGTTATTAACACTACTGCTGCTGGCAACAAATTTATTGGTCACGCACTAAAAGCTAAGGCTGGCGCTACTGCTGGTCCAGTTTATGTTCGTCTAGTGCAGTCGGCTGCGTAAGGTAAGGTAAAATTATGAACGACAACATTACTCCACGTCAGGTCGAAGCTGCAAAGATCCTTGAAGGCGCTATTCAGGGTGACCGTGCCGCTAAGCTTAAGCTTCAGGAAGGTATCGCTACTAGCGACCTGCCAGTCCAGCTTGCACCTGTTATTAACAAAATCATGCTTCAAAACTATGCTGAAGAGCCTAAGGTTTGGAGCGCATTCGCACAGCGTCTAGTTGTAGATGACTTCCGTCCAGTACAGTACATGAACATGGCTTACGAAGATGAAGGTCTAGACAACGCTGGTGACACTTTCCGTCCAGGTTCGCTTCCAACTGTAAACGAATACGATGAGTATCCAACTGCTGGATGGTTCACTTTCAGCGAAGCAGAGTTCAAGGTCAAGAAGGCCGGTGCTCGAGTCCGCTTTTCATGGGAATCAATCATCAATGACGGTAACATTTCTATCCTTGAGCGTCTACCTCTCGAGCTTGCTCGCAAGGCTGCCGGTAAGGAAGATGAAGAAGTCACTAAGCAGCTTGTTTCTACTTCTGGTCTAAACACTGCTAACTTCAAGTCAGCTAACCAAAACCTACTTGCAGGTAACCCTGCTCTAACCCTAGAGTCTCTAGAGGCAGCTATTGAGGCTGCTAACCTACAGACTTACAACGGTAGAAACGTTCAGCCTTTGAGCCGTTTCGTTCTTGTTGTTAACGCTGGTCTAGAGCTAACTGCAAAGAAGATCCTTGCTATTCAGCAGGTTCGCACTGAAACCACTTCTGGTTCAACTGTCAAGTCGACTGTAACTGGTAACCCAATTGCTGCTTCAATTGACATTGTTGTTAACCCTTGGTTGAAGAAGATCAACAGTGGTTCTAGCAACTACTGGTTCTTGCTACCTGTTCCTTCTGACACTCTAAACCCTGGTGTTGTTCTTGGTTTCCTTCGTGGATACGAGGCTCCAGAGCTACGTGTTAAGGCTAACGGTGGTTTGTATCTAGGTGGTGGCGCTGTTCCAGCTCGCGAAGGTTCATTCGACAACGATGACTTCGAGATGAGAATTCGTCACATTGCTACAGGTGGATTCCTTCTTCCTCAGGGAACGATTGCATCTACTGGTGCTGGCTCCTAATATTTAGTCAAATAAATAACCCCGCCCAAAAGGCGGGGTTTTTTATTGCTGATATAATGGTTTTGTCACGCTCCCTCCTTCGTGGCCGCCCACCCCGTTGAGCTTTTGTTCCGGGGTGGGCTTTCATGCAGTATAATAGGTTTTATCATGATAATTTTTCCAGAAAATAATTTACCAGACCAGTCTCAGGATTGGGCTGATACTGTCGAACGTGAAATTAAACGTATCGATAAAAAAACTCCTGCAAGTAAAAATACGGTTGTTTCTGTGCCTGTTGAAGGGCCTGTTGGTCCTAGGGGGCCTCAGGGTGAAACTGGGCTTAAAGGTGAAGATGGTGCTGATGGTCCGCAGGGTCCGCAAGGTGAAACTGGTCCTGTTGGCCCACAGGGGCCTCAAGGAGAGCCTGGCGTTGATGGTCTTGATGGTAGAGATGGTGTTGACGGCAGAGACGGTGTAGATGGCGCTGAAGGCCCACAGGGACCACGTGGCGAAACTGGTTTAACTGGCCCAGTTGGACCTAAAGGTGACAAAGGTGAAACTGGTCCACAAGGACTTAAAGGTTTAAATGGTGCACCGGGTGTTGATGGCGATTCTGCCTATGAAATAGCAAAACAAAACGGGTTTACTGGCACGGAACAAGAGTGGCTAGATTCTCTTATTGGTCCAGTTGGACCTATGGGTGGAAACGGTTCCCCAGGTGCGACAGGGCCTGCTGGACCACAAGGATACACAGGATTATCTGCGTATCAGGTTGCACAAGCAAACGGATTTACTGGAACTGAACAAGAGTGGCTTGATTCTCTTCAAGGTGACAGTGGCCTACCAACTGGAGGTACAGCTGGACAGGTTTTAACTAAATCTAGTAGCACAGATTATGCTGTTGAATGGGCTGATCCAGCAAGCGCAATAGCCTACACGTCTACAGTTAAACACACCGTTAAAGCCGGCTTAGCTTTAACTAAAGGTCAAGCTGTTTACATGAGTTCTGCTGATGGAACCAATATTATTGTTGGAAAAGCAAGTAACGTTTCTGAATCAACTTCAAGCAAAACTATGGGTATTCTAGCTCAAAGCTTGGCTCATAATGCTTTTGGTTTTGTTGTTACAGAAGGTCTTTTAGCTGGTTTAGATACTTCTCAAGCTAATGATGGCGACCCTGTGTGGCTTGGAGTTGATGGTAACTTAATTTTTGGTTTAGTAAATAAACCTTATGCTCCAGCTCATCTAGTTTCTTTAGGTGTCGTTACTAGATCTAATGCTAATAATGGTGAAATTTTTGTTAAGGTTCAAAATGGTTTTGAATTAAAAGAAATACATGATGTGTTAGCTAATGCTCCACAGCATAACGATGTTTTAGCTTATGATTCAACTACTGGTCTTTGGAAGGCAACTAAAACGCCTTTAAAATATATGCACACACAAACTGCGGCTTTATCTTCTTGGACAATAAACCACTATATGGGTTATATGCCAAGTATCACTATTATAGACTCTGGTGGCAATGAAGTTGAGGGCTATATAGTCTATAATAGTACTGACGCATTAACAGTATCTTTTTCAGTCGAAATGTCTGGAACTGCTTATCTATCTTAAGGAAGAATAATAATGTCAAAACTTTTTTTAACAAACATCAATCTTAATGGCAATCAGCTATTAAATGGTGTTATTCACAAGGCGGGAACTGCACCAACATCACCAGCACCAGTATCGGGTCAGGTTTACTATAACTCTGGTGATGGTTTCATTTATGTTTATGATGGAACCGTTTGGGATAAATTAGCTATTTCAGGTGAAATAGTAAACGCCGATATTAAAGCTGGCGCAGCAATCGATAAATCAAAGATTTCTGGTACAGCAATTACTGCAGCCGATTCCGGTACAGTAACATCAACAATGATAGCTGACGGAACAATTGTTGATGCAGATATTAACGCTTCAGCATCTATTGCTTTAAGCAAACTTGCAACAAACCCTTTAGCTAGAGCAAACCATACTGGAACTCAAACTTCAAGCACAATATCTGATCTTGCAACAACTGTGCAAGGATACAGGCTTGACCAGTTTGCTGTACCAACTGCTGACCTTAATTTAAACAGCAGAAAAATTACTTCTTTAGCTGATCCGGTCAACGCTCAAGATGCAGCTACTAAAGCTTATGTTGATGCAACTCGACAGGGCCTTGATGTTAAAGATTCTGTTAAAGCTGCAACTACAGCTAACATAACTCTTTCTGGAACTCAAACAATTGATACTGTTTCCTTAATCGCTGGCGACAGGGTTCTCGTTAAAAATCAGAGCACTGGTTCAGAAAATGGTATTTGGGTTGTTGCTTCTGGAGCTTGGTCAAGGTCAGTAGATGCAGATAATGGAACTAAATTAAATTCAGGTGCATTTGTTTTTGTTGAGCAAGGTTCACAACAGGATTCTGGTTGGGTTTTAACAACCGATGGAACAATAACTGTGGGAACAACTTCTTTAGCTTGGGCACAGTTCTCTGGTGCAGGACAAATCACTGCTGGCGCTGGTTTAACTAAAACTGGCAATACTATTGATGTTGCTACCGCAAATGCTTCTAGAATTGTTGTTAACACTGACAGCATTGATCTTGCAACAGTAACAGCAAGCAACACTACTCCAGCTATGGGTACAACAGTCATAAGTGGTGTTACTGTTGATTCTTATGGTAGAGTTACAGGCGTTGCCACTTCAACAAATAAGTTTGCTGGACAAAACACTCTTCTAACCGTCACTTCGGGTGCGGCAACTTGGACTATAACACACAACCTAAACACTAGTGATGTTGTTGTTCAGCTGCGTCAAGTTTCAAACAATGAAGTTGTTGAAGCTGATGTTGTTATTACTAGCGCAAACGTTGTTACCGTTACAATTGCTTCAACTGCTGCTTCTATCGCAGCAGATACTTATAGAGCAGTAGTGATTGCATAAGGTTAAATAAATGGCAAAGAAAGTCTTAACAGACATAACTGCTACAGGAAGTGTTACAGCAAGCAAAGGTTTAACTCTTACTGGAGCTAACTCACCAATAACTTTAAACGGTTCCCTAGGAATAGGCGGTCAGCTTTTACGGTCGACTGGTGCAGGAACAACCCCAACTTGGGTTAACCCTACATTAAGCACAGCTTATATGGCTTCGACTACTTCAGCTCAGTTAGCTGGAGTTATGTCTGATGAAACCGGCTCTGGTGCTCTTGTTTTTGGCACTAGCCCAAGTTTAACAACGCCAAGAATTGCTAATAGTTCTGGAACAGTTGCTTCTGGTTTGATGGATTATAATGGTGAAATTTTTACTTTAACAACGACAGGAACTTCTGCTGGTAAAGGAACTATTCTTTCACCAGCTTGGGCTTACTCTAACGCTAACGCTACAGCTGCAACAACAAACACTTCGCAATCAATCTTTCAAGCAGGTGCTAGAGCATTAACTCTTGAAGCAGGCAAAACCTACTATTTTAGGTTAAGTTTAGGTTTTACTGTTGCCTTCCCTGCTGGTAGCCCTTTTGCTGTTCAGTTTGTTCCAACTTTTTCTCAAACACCGGTAGCCATAAACTACACTGCACAGTGTTTTGGTGCAACTACAGTGAATAACTATAGAATAACTTCTGCTTCTGCAACAACAGTGTCACCAACATATTCTGGTGCTGCTTCAAACCAAAATCTTTTTATCGAAGGATTTTTTCAAAGCAACGGAACAACTGGTGGTACAATAGAATTTAAGTACCAGTTGAGTCTTTCAAACCCTGGTGGTTCAGCAACAATGAACACTGGTTGTTTTCAACAGATAATGAAAATTGGTTCTGGTGCTCCGGGTATTATTTCTGGGGCTTGGGCATAATGGGTGAATATAATAAAATGATCGATAAGGTAAAATAGTGTTATGCCAGATATTACACCTCCAAATTATAGTACAACTGTAGGTCAAGTTAGACTTTTAATTCCAGATACTGAACAGTTAGAAGATCCAAAGAATCCTTCTGCTGCGCCGGAATATATTTTCAGTGACTCTCAAATTCAAGCATTTATTGCTTTATATAGCGACAATGTTAAACGTGCCGCTGCTGCAGCAAAACTTGCTTTAGCCACATCTGAGGCACTTATCGGTAAAGTTATAAAAACATACGACTTTTCTACTGATGGCGCTAAACTTGCTGCAGAGCTCCGTGCTCAAGCTAAACAACTTCAAGATGAGGCACGTGAAGATGACATGTATGATTCTTACGAAACTTTTATTGTTGTAGCCCCTAAAAAGAAGTGGGATAACGAGTGGCTTTAAATAAACGTCCAGTTTTAGATCCTAGATGGATTGAACATCATTCTCCAATTGAGGATGGGTTTGCTTTAGCCTACATAGAAATTTTAAAACCAAACAATTCGTCTAAAGTCTATAACGAAACAACAAACACTTGGACCTCTAGCGACACTGTGCTTTATAAAGGTTGGGCTAGAATACAGCCAAATAGGCCTTTTACTACTTTTGATAGTAGTAATGATTTTGTTCCTGCGTCCGCTAAAGATGTTGCTGTTTTCTTTAATATAAATAAAAATGAGATTGAAGATTTTGATGGCACAATAGCAGATATACGTCCAGGTCATGAA